TACTCACAGTACTCGTTTTCGACTACTCGGGTCAAATCATCGCAAGTTAATCCACGAGAGACTTTCAGATTCTACCCGACTCCTCTCATTTTCTATATGATACAACAGGTAATAAATATGATTGAACGCAGTCTTGCTCTATTATTTGGTATGATCGTAGGTCTAATGGGTTACCTACTTTCAACCAGCAAGAAAAAAAGTATTAAGGAAAATTTTTTACCATCTATGACTTATAAAGTCGACAGAGTGGCGGCACCCAACGAAGATTTCGCTCATAAAGGGGAATTTTGGTCCGTTCCAGGCACATATCAGTCTTTGGTAGCGCCGAGATCTGCCAGCGTGCAGTATGGCTCCCAGATTCAGTACAACTTACCGGCTGAGGGTCTTCTCGCTTATAGGTCAAATACACCATTCGCCAACGATGGTCTTCTAACTACGGGAGAAGGAGACATTGTCCAACCCGTTACCTATGACAGGTTCATGTTCTCCAATAAGCGCTCTCGACTAAGAGAACACGGTGATCCAATTCGAGGCGACTTACCCATTATCCCACATAACTCTGATTGGTTTAGACCATCCGTACAACCTCATATTGACCTTAAAGAAGGAGCTATGCAAGTTATGGGTGGTTTTGACAATGAAACAAACAATCAACTGTCACTGCTGATGTCCGCTTCATCTGGTAACGCACTCCAAACATTTGGCGGTATGAATTTTAGTGGTCAAGATGGCCTTTCAGCCAACATGGGAGCGTTTATGAGGTCTCCGGGCTCTAGTAGTGGTATGACAAGCGGTATGGATACATCCGACGCTAACCTAATGAAGTTTATGAGTGCAGCCCCCCAAGGTTCAAACATAGTTCAAGGTTTCGCTGCGACAGGAATGGTGCCACAGTATATGACGGCGACTAATATGGGGTTGTTTCCAAGCACACCTCAGATAACAGCCAACAACGCAGGTGTGTTCTCGACCATGGGTATGGTACCACAGAATGCCGTAGCTATCGAAAGGTCTGGTGACATTAACGTTATGAGAGGTTAGATTTTTTAATGCTTATCTAAAGCATTAAAAATAATTAAAAATTATAGTCTAACAATGCGATCAAAAGTACCAGTGACTACCTGATGAGCCACAACTAGTATAGTCTTTGCTGGAAAAGTACATCGTATCTTGTTAAAAATTTTAGTACTTAAATCCTGGTCCAAGTTAGCCGTGCATTCATCCAACATGATGATAGACTCGCCGAGTATTTCTTTAAAGGTTAAATCGAACGCTAGTTTCACCCTAGCATATTCTCCCATGCTAAGAGACTTGTAGTCGACAGCGTTACCCTTGTAGTTTATAACAACGTTAACTTGTGGTCTTTTGTCATTTAAAAGTTCCAAATGAATTTGTATAGGGTCTCCAAAGCTTTCAGAGAAGAAGTCTTCCAATAGAATTTGAAGGTGTGTGTTGATCACATTTACTATACCTTTTAAAGACTCGTGTTCAGCCTCGATTATTTTTTGTTTGAAAAGAAGAGTTTTAAGGTATGTTTGTTCCACTTTAGTTTTTTCGGTTAAGAGTTCTTTTAAGGTATCTTTGATCCTTTTATATTTTTTTAATTGGGTGTGGAAATTTTTATACATTTCAAAATTGTGCATGTATTTTATCCCTAAATCGACATCTTTTATAAACTGTTCTAGTTCGGGTAGTGTTTCAGCATTATAATTAAGCTTTTTCAAATCCATCTCTAAAGCCTTAATTTTGTCCACAATACAACATTTTTGTTTAATTTTTTCTACATCAATCATACATTCCATTAAAGCTTTGTTTAAAGCACAAATTTTTTCCTGATTGTGTAAAAGTTCATCTTCATCATAATTTGGAGTATTTTGAATTTTAGTTTGCAAGTCATTTTTAACCTTTAACTGTTGACGAACAGAATTTAATTTTATGGTTAAATCTCTCTTTTCATCCTTTAAAACGTTTACATCTTTGATCACCGAAAGATCGCATTTTTCTTTTGGTATCTCCAACCTTAATTTTTCTAAATTTTTCTCAAGCTTCGTTAAAATAGCGGAAGGTTTAAAGGAACCTATTTTTCTCAATTCTTCAACTAGCATAAGGTATCGTTTGATAAAGTTAATTTTATCCACAATTTCTTCTTTATTGCAATAGAGAGTGTACTCTTCGTTTTGAATTAGAGTTGTCAAAATTTTTTCCTGTTTTTGTATGTTTTTTTTCACCGTTTCGAAATTTTTTTTTATCGTCTTATTTTCAAAGCTATCACCGCCTTCTTCCAACTCCATTGTGTCCATGTTTATGGTTAAAATACACTCGCACCTCGCACATTTAAAAGATTTATAAAATTGAGACTTTAATGCTTTAATATCACCTTCGATAGCAAGTCTATCATATTTTGAATTAAAGGTTTCAGCCTCCTTTAATTTAAATAAAATATTTTCTAATTCCGGCAACTTGGAGTGGTCAACGGAACCCATTCCGTTAATTTTATTTTGAATGGTGGTTTTAGCCTCTTCCCAGTGTATTTTTTCTTGGGAGAGAGTGTCCATATACTCGATTTCCTTGCTTTTAAAGGTCTGTAAGACCACGTTATCTTCACATATTTTTATTTCTTTGTTCAACTCGTCAAGTTGTTTTTTTAAGGTTATTTCGTCCTTTTCAGATACCCCTGAATACTTTTCCAATTCCTTTTCCAATTCTTTGGATAAAAGAACCTTTTCTTTGATTTTTAAAATATTTTGAATTGTAGCGTTTGTAAGGTCTAACTTCTTCCTTAAATCGTATATTTGAGAATTTTTATTATTCAAAGTATCTGTTTGACCTAAATTTTTAATTTCTTCCTCGGCTATTTTTATATGGTTGAAAATATCATTATAAGTTTTAATTTTTTTACCTTCTTCTTCGATACTAGTTGTGGTAGTCTTCTTCTTTAATTCAAACTCTTCCAAATTCATCTTTTTTAGAGCTTCGGGTATACCATCTCCATCTGGTTTTTCGACGATATCTGGTTTTTGGATAATTTCAAGCATATTTTTGGTATTTGAAATTTGTCCATCTAATGTGGCCAGTTCCCTATTTAAATTCGAGATTGAATTTTTTACCTTTAGCTTAAGGCTATCAACATCATAATTATTGTTTACGATAGTTTGTAAAAATGTCATTTTTTCAAGGTGAGAAAGATCCAGAAAGAACACTGAAGAATTTGCAATGCCAAAATATTTGTTAATGATAACTTGTGCTTCTTTGTCTTCATAAAAACTACCAGCGTGTGTTACGTTTAAAATATTTGGTTTTTTGGTTCTTTTAATCTTAAAATTTTTATATTCTATCTCAACCTCACAACTTGTCTTATTGAAAGAAACCAAATATTTATGCTTTGTCGCTCCATAAAGAGCAAACTGAATTGCGATTAAAATTGTTGTTTTTCCACGGCCGCTTGGACCACTAATTAGCGTTATTTCATCGTCATCAAACTCAAAGGTCTGATTGGTATAACATCTAAAGTTTTTCAAAGTTAACTTCATCTTTATTATATTGAATATTTTTTAACCATTAAATTTCATTTTGTATATAATAAAGATGAATGCTTTAATCGATTTAAATAATTGCCGTGAATATATGACTATTAACATTGGTGGTAAAGACCATAAAGTTAAATTGGGTGGAACAATTAACGATCCATATTTTTGTGGTAAAGATGTATGTGATATTTTAGGTTACAAAGACTCTAAAGATGCGATAAAAAAATTCACCGAAGAAGAGGACCGTTCTAATTTTTCAGAAATTGTGGATAAAAATAACCTCACCGTGGGGGGGGCAAATTGCCCCCCCCACGGTGAGGTTCAAATAGGCCATAAAATTTTTTCATTTAGAGAAGGTCAACTTCTTTATTTAAATGAAACAGGCTTGTATTCTTTGATTCTATCCTCAAAAGCACCTTTTGCAAAGGAATTTAAACGTTTGGTGTGTAAAACTATACTTCCAAGTATTCGAAAGTATGGTTCTTATCAAGTTGAATCTCAACTTGCCGACGCGGTGGCTCGGTTATCCATAAAAGATAGTAAAATAAAAGAGGTGGAAGAGAAAGTTAAACAAGCAGAAAAACAAGCTATGGTTGAACTTGAGGCTAGAAGAAAGGCTGAATTGAAAGCACAACGTATCAACAAATTTATGAGAAGATCAACCATAAAAGAACGAAAATTAGAATGGATCTATATAGCCACAACTAAAAAATATGCTAAAGAACGAATTTTTAAACCAGGGTCAACAGACAGGATAAGTAAACGTATATGTGGTTATACTACCGGCCACCCTAAAAAAGATTCATATTTTTATGTATGGATAAAAAAATGTTATAACGCTAAGGATCTTGATAACCATATTCAAAAAATGTTACATATGTTTAAATACAAAGAGAAATTTAATGATACAGGTAGGCACGAACTTATTCATGGTATAAAATTATCTGATTTAATTGCTATAATTGACTTTATTGTAGACAATTATGATGCAAGTATTGACTTTGTAAACAATTTTATTACTACAAGGTTAGATGAAAGCTTAGATGAAGAGGATCCCGAACCTGTTCCTCTAGATATTAAAAAATTAACATATCATATTGGTGACCACACAGAAACTATAGATCTTGAGGAGGAAGAAAGCGAATCTATAAGAGATGCTTTTGATGATATTTTACTTACATTAAAGGAACAACGTGATCGTAATACAGATGAACCAGTTGTTGTACAGAGAAAAGATCTAATGAGTCGACTATCAAACACGACTCATGGTAATAAAAAAGATCTATGGAATCAAATCAAAATATTTACAGGTTGGACCAGTTCTAAGGTTGAAATAGACGATGGACAATTTAAATATAAAATAGTATACTAATGCTTATTTTAACTTTATATTAAAGTTAACCTTGTTCCTTTGATACCCTTTTGGGTATAAAAGGAAAAATGGGAAGGGATAAAGGTTGTTGAAACCATTATTTTTTAGGAGATGTATGTTGTTGTGGAACTCTCTTTAAATAAGAGTTCTTTGATTCCTTGGCATGTTTAAAATTGCATCCAGCATCATTTTTATTTTCAATTTCCAAGGTACCATCGGGGTTTACTTTTACCACTTTAATTTTTTTGCATTTTTCTCCAAAGTTGCATTCTTTAAGGTCGGAATAGTCATGAGCGAAGCGACATTGTTTTCCATGGAAGCATTTAGCCTTTTTAAGTACAGACAAACAGAAACGGGTTGGTTTAGATGGTACACCATTTTGTGGTTGTTGTTTAACCTTTTCAGATGGAACGGTTGGTTTAGGTTGTGGTTGAGCTGATTTTGTTTTCTTTTGTTTTTTGGATTTAGGTTGTTGTTTAACCTCAACTTCCTTTTTCTGTGGTGGTGGTAGTAAGGCAGCATAATTTAAAACCCCGTTTACCAACCGATTAGTGTCGCCAACGGTGTTGGTTTTATCCCACCATGTTTTTGGTTTTTCAAGAGTTGGCGATGTTTCGGTACTTTTTGTGGGGCTATTCATCCAAGGAAAAGGTTTAATTTTTGGAACCCTTTGTTTGGTGATGCTTGGCCTGTATTCTTCCTCCTTTTCTAGTAATTGGTAGTCCTCTCCATTGGTGTAATCAAAGTCCTCTTCGTATGGTTCGTAGTTGTCGTAAAATTCTTCGTAATCACTGTCAGAATCGTAAAAAGCATCTTCTCCTCCTCTCAACATTGATAGTTTAGAAGCCATTGTATTATTTATTATTTTAACTATTTTATTTTAATTTTAATCAATTTTCTGCATTTTAGGACAAATTGTACCATATTCGACTCTAATACCCGTTTGATGCTTGAAATGGGATATAATAAAGATGAGTAATAGCAAAAAATACGTTTTTCGCGAAACTAGACGTGTTAATGGTGGAAAAAGCCTGGAAGATTCCATATCCAAAAGAAAGGGTAAAACTAAATCATTTTCAATATTTGGAAAGTGGTTCCAAAGTACCGATGATATGTGGTACTTGTATGCCTTACTATTTGGTTGTATTGGTTTACTAGTACTGGTTTTGATACATCGAAAGTTAACCAGACAAAGGGGTAAATGGACCAAAAATTTGAATTTGAATAATATTTATATGTTTAAAGGTCAAACTAGACCTCTCGAAAACAAATCCGAATCTAGTGGGGAAATTGAGTGTAGAAGGTTTCTAGAAACCATATTTCAGTCTCCCTTTCCAAAGGCTAGACCGGACTTTTTAAAAAATCCAGTTACGGGAAACAATTTAGAAATTGACTGCTTCAACGAAGCTTTAAAATTAGGAGTAGAATATAATGGTCAACAACATTATAAATTTACATCCTTTTTTCATAAAAATATTGAAGCTTCTACCAACCAAAAATATCGAGACGAGCTTAAAAGACGAATGTGCCAAGAAAACGGTATAAATTTAATAGAGGTTCCATACACCATAAAATTAAGCGATATAGGACCGTTTTTGCATCTAAAATTAAAACAGCTTGGTTACATCAATTAATACTATGTTGCTAATTCGAAATTTATACTTTTTATTTTTCAACAAAATTTTTTAGTTAATAAATATGCCAAGTGTACCTCCAAATACATATACTATCAATAACAAACTATATTATTCGGCCGACGAACTAAAATCTTTTGATCCACTTTTTTTCAAAGGTTGCGGATCAAGTATTCGAGGTGTAATCAAGAAATATGGTGTATCCCACCAAGATCACTTGTACGCAATGAAACTAGAAGATAATCCGCTTGTGGTTACTTCGAAGGTTTTAAAAGCCAAACTGTTTCTTTCTGAAGAGTGGTCTAAATCCAACCTACCTTCTCTAAATTCAAACCGTGTATATAAATATGATCCTTTACCACCCTTAATAGAACTTGAAGATTCTGAAAAATTTATGGACGATGAAGGCAATCTATACAACGTTGAAACGAGAGGAGAAAGAAGCGAAGATAAGGTGTTTTTTAAGGCTAAAGATATTTCCAAAGTATTTGATATGAAGCACCTTAACAAGGTTACTTTATTTAATAAAGAAAGAGGTTATTCCACACCTTTACATTATAAAATATTTTCTGTTCCATCAATTCTAATCAATGATGAGAATGCATCAAACAACAGTAATAGCGGTAGAGTAACCTTTCTAACATATGAAGGTCTATTAAAGGTCATCTATACCTCTCGAGGTAACCCAATTGTCGAAAGGTTTAGAAAATGGGCTACGAAAGTTATATACACAGCTCATCTAGGCACTCAAGAACAACGAGAGCAACTCTCCAAGCAAATCAAAGGTGGATCAGACCCTGAATCTGTTAAAAATGTTTTAAAGTGCAATGTAACCTCTACTCATTGTATATATTTGTTTTGTTTGGGTGGTGTTAACGACCTTAGAGAAAACGAAATTTTCAAAGAAGCCCTAGGTTCAAAGAACTTTAAAAATTCAGATAAGGTTTACAAGTATGGAAGAAGCATAGATTTGTGTAGAAGAACCGGTGAGCACCGCAGGTCTTGGTCACCATTAGAAATAAAACTAAGTAAATATGCTTACATCGACCCACAATATACATCTAAAGTAGAACTTGACCTTAAAAACTATCTTTCAGATGATTTAGAGTGTCAATTTTTAAAGGTTAAAGGACCAGATGGTCAAACCACAAACGAAATAGTGGTCCTATCAAACCAACAATTGAAACTTTTGAGCGATAAATACGTAGATTTATCGAAGGAGTATGGAGGATGCCTAACAGACATCACAAAAACTAATATAGAATTGGAGAGGAAACTTGAAACCTTAAATTTAATACATACATCGGAAATGGAAAAACTACAACACACCGTGGAATTATTAAACGGGAAAATTGAATTAAACGAATCAAAGCATCAAACAGACCTTAAAAACAAAGAAATAGAAATATTACAGTTAAAAATGGAATTAATGACCAGAAAACATTAAATTAATTTTTAATGCTTACATTAAGCATTAAAAATGTTAAATTTCGTATTTTTGGTCGTTGATGACCATCATTTCATCAATTAATTCTTCTTCTGTTATGGCCTCATTCAAGTCTATATTGTTACCTTCGAAAGTGACACCTTGAGGTTATCCTTCTTCGATAGAAGAAGAAGATATCCAAACCACTCTCCACCAAATGAAGACTCGTGCTACTTGCCGCTTTCTTAATTAGTATTGGTATTGGTTTTAAGTTCCATTATATTTTTGCAAAGTTAAATTAATTTTTAATGCTTAACGTAAGCATTAAAAATGGTTAACAATAATTTTTGCATTTGAAACATTTTAATGGTGTATCAGACATTGCCATAACAAAAGGAATAATTGTGATTAAACCCAACCATGATATGCCACAGCACAACACCAACCTTCTAAATATCTCTGATTTTTCTGGGAAGAAGAGAGAGTGCGCCTGGAATAGTGACTGGAAGTAAGCACGTAATTTTTTCAAGAAAAAATGAATTTTTTAAAAATAGAAAAAAGTTATGGTTTAAACAACCTTAAATTCTCAAATAGTGGATTCATCCACTATTTTAATTTAATGGTCTAAATAACCATTAAATTAAAATTTGAAACTTTTCCGTGGGTAGTACCCTTGCCCAACTTTTTTAAAAAGTGGATTTGGTCTTTTCAGAATCCACTTTTTGAAAATTAGAAATTTTTTGTCTATGTGATGGTTCGAAGCACCATCCTATTTCAATCTCAATTTTTTTGATTCTTTGGTTGAATCGTTCCCTATCTAACGCTGCAGTTTCCCATGGTCCCTTTCGATCTTCTCTTTCGGTGTAATATATTACTGGGGCCAGGTTAAAATCCACCTTTTTTGTTCTAACACCGCCAGAATTGATAACTCTTTCACCGACGAAAGAGTTAAACTGCGAAGTGTGCAGTACACCTTTGGGCTGGTTCATTTATTATTAAAAATTTTAAATTTTTTAAAGCTTTTTAAAGCTTTAAAAAATGATAAACATATATATTAATGATCGCTAAGGTCAAGATCTTTATCAAGAATTTCATCGTCGGTATTGTATGCCTTTTTAGGTTGAGGGTTACCTTTTTTTTTCAATAAAGGCTTTACTGGAACATTATCTTCTTCGTCATCAGAAGGACCAAAGTCTGAATCAACAACCGCCTTTTTAGGCTTCTTTTCAACCTTTTTCGGTTTTTCAGGTTTATTTTTTTTAGGTTTAACTTCCTCCTTAACTTCGACTTTTTCTTCTTCGGTATCAGCATCAAAATCAGAGTCGATTTTCTCCACTGATTTAACCCTTTCTTTTTTGGCTTTTGTTTTGGTTGTTTTATCCTTTACGACGCTCTTAGGTTTATGAGCGCTACAATGAGTAGCCCCACCCTTAGGTTTTGTGGTACATTGTTCACCAGTTTTAGCGCCCACTACAAAAATATGATGACACAAGTCCTTGGTTTTCGGAATATTTTTTTTCGTTGTTTTGGTTGCTTTGGTGGTGGGAACATCCATTGTATCGACTGGTTCGCACGATGCACTTGTATCTTTGATTGTAATATTCATACCTGTTAGGGAGTGCCATTTTGCAATGGTTTCGGAAGAAGGGACGTTGTAGGTTTTTTCTAACCACATTGTAAGCTCACCGATAGGTTGAGCGATAGTTTTCATAATTTCCATAATAAGAGCCATAGTTGCGTTTATTTAGATCTTTTTTTCGGGTAAAATTTCAATTTTCTGCAAAAGCCCACCAACAGCGTAATTGTTCTATTGAACTGGAATCACGTCTTTAGTTTGATATGATTGGTGCTTTGTAAGTCACAAAATTGGTATAAAGTAAGAATTTTTAATGCTTTAAAAAAGCATTAAAAATTATTTAGGAAATTATTTAGGTAGAAGTTAATCTTAAAATATTTCTTTAATTCTTCTCGGGGTTATTAAAGCAATCTTCAACCAAAGAAAAAATACAAGTTTGAATATCTTTTTAGGTTAATTTGGAGTTTACGTTAAGCTTATTGCCTGGTTTCTGGCCGAAGTTAATTATTTTCCAATGTAAGAACTTCCTTTATTCTTTTCTCTTCTTGCTCTCCTAGGTTATGGTCGTCAAAGAAGGCTAAACAGCTTTTAATTTGTTCAGCTCTTTCTTCTGGGTAATCGTCAGCAAAGAATAGTTCAATCTTTTGGTTAGGCATTGTCACTAGTACAATATATAATTTTATGGTTAAAAATCAGGATAAAATCATATTTCTGCAACCTGGTTAAAATGCACTCTTTTCTGTCGATCTTATACTAAACCCAACTACATATAAAAAATTCAATAAATAAATGTTACAAATGCAAGAGCTAAGCGAAGCTTTAGATGAAATAGAATCTGAGCCTTCGAAAAATACTAAACTTTCAAAGTTAAGGCAGTCCTTAGAAGAGGACTATAAAAAAAGGTTATTGGACCATGCCGATAAGGATGATACCAACCTTTTAAAAAACTATTTTAACAAACTTTTGAATTTGGACAATCTGACCACGACCAATGTTACAACCGAATTAACCAACTATATGGAGGATTCAGACAATGAACCAAATACAAATTTGATTAAAAATATAATGGATGAAGTAACCTCCAAAAAAATATCTATAGATGACTTTTCAAACTTTATGGAAGGTTTTCTGAACCAAAACTTTCCCATAGATATTTTTTATAAAAATTATTATAAAAAGTCACCGTTACCATCTTTAGATGATGAGTCTAAACCATTACCATCAAAAGTCGATTTATTTGGAGAGATGACTAGTAGTGAAGAAGAGAGTAACAGCAGCAGTAGCAGTAGCAGTAGCAGCAGTGAAGACGAAGAAGAAAGACTTCAGAAGGTACGCCAAATAATCGAGGAGAAGAGGGAAGATCCCAGACTGGTTCAAGTTATCGAACCGGTACCAGAGAAACGACGCGGTAAAGTTGCTGTAATCAAAGATTCTCCGGTACCAAGACCAAAAGTACCAGAACCTAAACCTATTGCGGATAAAATTTTCTTTGAAACTATGGCTGATTTGACCAAAAAAGATTGTGAATTTTTATATAAAAAAATACCTTGGGTTAAGGATATCGTAAACCATATCTATATTCATCCATTAGAAGGTGAATTTGAAGATGTGATCGACTACAACGAATACATTGAATACGACGGTAAGAAATTTTACCAACCAAAGCAAAAGTACTACTCTATTCAGTGTCACTCGAATAAAGTTCAAAAAGGTCATGAATTGACCATAATTAAAAATGGAGAAACCCACAAATTAATGGTTGCTGTGGACACGAATACCCGAGGTATTGTATTGCAAAATGAAGACATGTTAAAGGCTGAAATTGACTATGTTCGTGTATGGAACCAAAACAAAAATGAACACGTCAAAGAGCTTATGAGGAACAAACCAAACGAAGATATGGTTTTATTGGCTAAATTTGACCTTTCAAATGCTTTACAAGACGCTATAGGCGGAAACGTACCTATAGCATATAGATCGGGTAATAGCGAATTTATTGAAAACGTGGTTAGAACAATCTATAAAAATTCAAATACAGGAGAATCATTCGTTAGGTTACTCGCAAACATTATAATTTTTTTAAAAATCAATATAAGTTTTATAACTAGTTCGGTTTTTATAAAACGTCTTAGAGAACAAATTTATTTACCTGGTACACTACCCTTCTTAACCGACGCTGATAAATTACCGGAAATATTTATGGTTAAAAATGTGCCTGAAAACACTCGAAACTTTGTACTGGAAAAGTTGGAAGAAGAAAGGTTACACTTTACCAAGAATTTCTTTGAAAATATTCACATAGGTTCGTCTATGCTTAGAAAACCGACCAAACCAATTTTATGGAACAAACCAACCATGCAGATAGAGTTACCTGATTTAAAAAGTATATGTAAAAATAGGGATCAAATTGAGGATGAAAACGACGAGGACATTGTGTTCTATACCGACCTCGACGAAGTGTATTGTTTTAACGTGTACAAGCTCTATGATCTGTTTCGAAAAGAGGATGTTCCAATCAATCCCTACACTAGACAACCCTTCTCAGACAGATTTATACAGTCATTCTTAACTAGGTATGCGAGCAAACCTCTAGTAAAAAAAATAGAAGAGACTAAACATGTTGATTTGACCACGAAATTGGAAAATTTAATCGAAAAAGAATTAAGTTTTCTAGAAAACAGTTTAATAGAGACGGAGAACCCTGATTTTATCGAAAGATTTAAAAGTTCAATTGCACCACAACAAGAGATTAAAAAGAGGATTTCTAGGGTCGATGGGGGTGGTGAAAACAGGTGTTTAGAATGCAAAAAAGAACTTGGGTCCGATAAGATCACATCTGTCTTTAGAAACAAACAAGTATATTTTTGTGGTTACGATTGCCTTGAAAAAAATAAAGCTTTTAAATAAATTTTTTATGCTTATTCATAGTATAAAAATTCAAAATAAATATGTCTGAACCCCGATGTATTATTCTTGCGTGGTGGCACTATGAGAGGCACCATCATTCAACCAATTGCACCGATCAACCAATTAGAATTGGTGAACAAAGACTATGTGGACTCTTTGGTATCTGCGGGTGTACCCGATGCAACAACGGTACTAAAAGGAAAGGTCCAATTAGCTGAAGATTTAGGTGATGTCGTTAAATATGCAAGTACCCTCGAAAGTGGTGCAATGTCAACCACCAACAGGTCCTTGTGACTTAACTAATAAAGCTTATGTTGATGCTGCAATAGCGGCTATCGGAACTGGTCCCTTTTTACCACTTGCCGGCGGTGTAATGTCTGGTGCTATAAAACAACCAGTAGCTCCTTTGGCTCCAACCGATCTTGCAAACAAGGCTTATATTGACGCTCAGTTTTCTCTTATACCTTCATTTCCGTTACAAGTTAATCAAGGTGGTACAGGTACCACCAGTCTAACGGGTTATGTTAAAGGTAACGGTATAGCACCATTAACAACTGTTTCTAGTATCCCCGTGGCCGATATTAATGGCGCGGTTGGATCTGTAAACGGAGTTCTTCCAGTGCCGTCTAATGGTGGTAATGTAACCGTTTTAATTGGTAATGTTAGTACTGGTAATTTAGCTGGACTTCCAGCACAACCGATACCAAATGGAGATATATATGTTGTTAGTGGTGATCCAACACCTTCCAACAATGGAAGAACATTTATTTCGGATGGCGTTGTGTGGTTCGAAGTAACTCCTAATCTTGCAGCCACAGATGTTAGATATGTTCTCAAAGCAGGTGATACAATGGCTGGAAATTTGAGAGTTCCCACTACATTCAGAATAACATTAGACGATCTTCCGACTGGTGGAACAGACGCGACTAATAAAAATTATGTAGACGCGCAAGCTACACCAGATGCAACAACAGTACTAAAAGGTAAGGTTCAGTTAGCTGGGGATTTAGGAGGTGTTGGAACTACGGCCGCAGCACCCATTATTTCTAGCGGAGCAGTTTCAAATATAAAGCTTGCTATTGGACCCAATTCAACCTTAAAAGGCACCAATGGAGTTGGGGTTGTCGGTGATATTATTTTAGGGTCTGGTTTAAGCATGCCAGCTGGTACTTTAACTATTGATACCACAACCATACAGAAAGCCGGAAATCTTCAATTTGGCGTGGTGGAATTTGACCCCAGTGGGGATCTAATCGAAACTACTTCAAACTCTGGTATCGCGGTTGTTAAGAATTCCACCATCACTGTGGTAAAATTGGCACCTTTAAGCACCAACTCAAGGTTATTAGGTAGCTCAACAACAACTGCTGTCACAGAAATAACTTTGGGGTCTGGATTGACCATGGCAGGAAGTTCTCTAAATGTGGATACAACAACCATTCAAAAGGCAACCGATCTTTTATTTGGTCTGGTCGAATTTGACTCTGTGATTGGAGACTTGGCGTACTCTGGTACTCCAGGTATAGGTGTTGTTAAGCTTGCGGCTATAACAAACTCTAAAGTTGCCGCTGGGCCAAATTCAACCTTAAAAGGAACCAGTAGCGGCGGAACTGTCAGCGATATTATTGTAGGGTTCGGTTTGAACCTTAGCGGAACAACTCTGACGGTGGACTCGACAACCCTACAAAAAGCTGGTTCCACTCAATTTGGTGTGGTTGAATTTGACTCTACGATTGGAGATCTACAAGCTTCAGGAGTAAACTCTGGAATAGCTTTAATCAAACCATTAGCTGTAACAAATTCTAAATTAAATGTAGGACCAAATTCAACCTTAAAAGGTACAAGCAGTGTCGGAGTTGTAAGTGACATTACTATGGGGTCTGGATTAAGCATTACAGGAACCACTTTAAACGTGGACTCTTCAACCTTACCAAAAGCGGGAACATCTCAGTATGGAGTGATTGAATTTGACACTACGATTGGGGATTTGGCCGATATAGGAATAAATTCTGGTGTTGCTGTGGTTAAAAATGGAGCTATAACAAATATAAAGTTAGCAGCTGGTGCAAATTCTACCTTAAAAGGAACAGACACAACTGGTACCGTAAATAATATTGTTTTAGGTGCCAGTATGAGTATGACACCGACTAACACTTTAAACAGTCAAATATCATATTTTAATGGTTCAGATCCAAGTGTAACAGTGCCGACAGATAGACCAGCCACAACGGGCATTCTGTACTATGGAAATAACGGCAGTACTTGGATTTGGAACGGTTCAAACTATATTGGAACCGGAGGTTTAACTTTTGCATCTGGAAATGTAGCGGCTTTAACATCTGTAACCCTTGGTCCTATATCTGTTAGGTTTAATAATGGTCCAAACGTGTTTGAAATGCGATGTACATCTCCAGCTTCAGGTACAACTCCAGCTGGTGCAGTTGCAACCATAATGAATTTCAGAAATTCAACAGGTGGAGTGGGTTCTGCCGGTGGTGTATTTACAGCGGCTAAAGTTTTTACATCTTTTGATTATATAGATAACACAAGTAGTGGTAACTTTCCAGCTAATATATACCCAGGTGTCCAAGAATGGTACGCTATTGACCTTAATACACGCATTTCATATTTGATTATATGTATAGGTCCATCTTCATCCGTAGCAACATCGAGAATTACAATCAGACAAATGACATAAAAACAACAGTAAATAAACAATGGTAGTTAAAGAGAACTTTTGTGGGGCATGTCTCACTATTCCGCTGGCATTTGCCGGTGCTGGTACAGCAATCGGCGCAGAAAAACAAGCTAAAATTAAACAATGGGCTATAATTTTCACCATAGTTTCAGTCTTGCTCACGGTTTACTTTGTTTATGACAAAAAGTGTAGTACGTGTAAAATTCGTTGAAACTAAAGTAATTGTAACCTTTAAAAAAATATAATAATAATATTATTAAGTTAACCTTTAAAGAAAATTGATACATACATGTTCAAAAGGGTCAAAAAACGGTTATAATAAATATGAGTCCTGTGGTTACTCCAATATTTCCAAGATCTAATGGTGGTTCAATGGTACCAGAAAACCTACCGATTAGAAAATTGGAATCTAAAACAAATATTTTGAACTCTGGTGGGTTTGCACCACATTCTCATCACCACGAATACCATCACCCTCATCCACATCATTCGTTGGGTGTCGTTAATAATGTTCAACCGCCGCCATTAAACTGTATTAGTATCGCTCAACATATTGACACGTGTCCTATCTGCAGTCGTCTATATGACACCGATAAAACATTGTACATTTTAGCCATTATCGGACTGTTAATTTTATGTTTTTTAATGGCTCGACGTATAGTTAAATTGTAAAAAAAATTTTAATGCTTTACACAAGCATTAAAAATTAATATTGAAGTAATTTTCTAGTCAAAAAATTTAAGTTTAGATCGTACGCACACCCTGGATAGATCCAACCTAAACCAGTCGAATCTAAATTTGGCAAGTTTTCAAGATTAACTTTATCCATATTATCAATTGAAATTTTGTACACGAAGCAGTTGCCCAATAAAATTTTAAACAATTCGGAATCTTTTAAGGTTACATTTAACCCTGTTTCTTCAAACAGTTCACGCTCCGCACAACTCTTTGGATTATCATCGTAAGGTTCCATAGAACCTTTCGGTATACCCCAACAACTGTTATGAGACTGGGTTACAAGAATCTTACCTTGGTGCCAGACAAATATGCCCGCTTTTCTTTTTTCGAAAGGGTGTTGAGTAGCAGAATCTGCGGATTGATTTTTTTTACAAATTTTTAGATTACAACAACCTTTAATACATGTTATATTTTCCATTATTCCTTTATTTTTTAAAAAATTTTTCATTTTTTAAACTCCTAGGAGTTTAAAAAATGGATTTGGGATAGGGATTTGGAATTAATGGTTCTAGTCACTTTGAGATATTTCACCTTCGCTCTCTGAGGTGTAAGAAACCTTCTTTTTTGGTGAAGATTTTTTTATGGCCTTTTTCTTCTTCTTTTCTACCTTAGGTTCTTCTTCCTCTTCACTGTCAGTGTCGAAAACAGACTTTTGTGGTGACTTTTTGACTGGGACTTCTGGTTCTTTTTCCTCGTCGTCGGATTCCGGGGCGTCCTTCTTTTCAACTTCTGCTTCACTTTCGGCATCTTCCTCTTCGTTTGAATAATACGCCTTTTTCTTTTTCGAAGCGACTTTTGGACTCGTTATTGGAGACGTTTTTGCCTTTGGTTTGGCTTTGTGAGCGCTACATCGGTCGTTTCCTCCCTTGGGCTTTGTTGTACACTGTTGATTACGGCGTTTTCCAGCAATAAAGAGGTGTTGACACAACTTAGGGTCCAATTGTATGTTATTGACGTTTTGATTCTTGTTTTTAATAGTAATGGTTTGATCGGCCACTTCTTCACAATTAACGACGTCTTCTTCTATGGTTATTTTCATACCAGTAAGAGAGTTCCACTTTGCAATGGTATCGTTTACTGGCACCTGATGTTCTTCGTAGAGCCATTTGGCGAGATCGCCAACAGGCATAGTTAGAGATTTAAGAAAATCGTTTAGTAAACTCATCGTACAAGTTTATTTAACCATTATTTTTTCAGGTTAAAATCAATTTTCTGCGTTGTGGGAGACGTTGTCCACATTTTACCCTTCTTGAATTTTTTTAAAATGATTTTATCCATAAAAAAAATATTAATTAATAAATTAATAAAATGGCGCTTGTAGTCCCCACAGATGATGCTGTTTTGGCAAAACTTAAAAAGGATTTAACCATTAAAATTGAGATTGGTGGAAATTTTTTTGGTAATGCTCCAAATAACAATAAGAATGTATATTTGTATTTAGAAAATGGTCCAAACAGACCATGTAGTATACCGTTTAATTATGGTATTAATTTTTCACAAAGCCGCTCGGTGCCGGACACGATAGAAGAAGATGGTATTAAACTAGCTTTAAAAAAAAATATAGCAACGGTTCGACCAAGCCGTAACACGCTTGGTAATATAACTCATAGTTTCGAAGGTAGTTTGAGAGAAGAACAGAGAAAATGTCGAGATGAAGCACTCGGTTTGCTACAAAAACATAAAAGTGTAATGTTGTCGTGTTATACAGGTTTTGGAAAGACTATCACAGCCATAAATATGGCTAGTAAAATCAAACTGAAAACTTTTATCGTAGTACCTAAAAAACCACTGCTTTCACAGTGGGAGTCGGAAATTAGAAAATTTGTACCGAAAGCAAGTGTGATGGTAATTGAACCGGGAAAAATTAAAAATATGGATACTCTTAACCCTCCAGATTTTTGTATCGTTAATGCTTGCAACATCCATAAACTGGCCCCACAATTTTTAAAAATTTACGGTTTACTTGTTGTGGACGAAGCTCACCTACAAATGACTGAAAAACTTTCTAAAAATCTATTGTACCTAACACCTAGGTATCTTTTAGGCATAACCGCAACACCATATAGAGACGATGGGTACAATGTCTTTTTTAAATTGTTTTTTGGTAAAGAAATGGTACAATATACCTTAAACAAAAAACATACCGTTTATGCTGTAAAAACAGGCTTCTCTCCAAACGAAAATAAATATTTGAAAACGGGTCCAAACTACAAACAAAAGGTGGATTGGAACACTATTCTGGACGAACAAGCACGAGACGAAACAAGGAATCAACTCATCATAAATATTGTCAGAGAATTTAAGGATAGAGTTTTCCTTATTTTAGTTAAAAGAGTAGAACATGGTCAACACTTACTAGATTCGTTAGAAAAGCTGGGAGAGAGGGTGACTTCTCTCCTTGGGAAACAACAAGAGTTTGATAAGGACGCTCGTATCCTTATTGGTACAAATTCAAAAATCGGTACTGGTTTTGACCATCCACGACTAGATACTCTATTGGCCGCGGCGGATATGGTTAGTTACTACATACAATTTATAGGACGTGTTATGAGGAGGAAAGATATTGAACCGATTATATTTGATTTGGTTGATTCGCACCCTACTTTAAAGAAACACTTTGAAAAGCGTTCAAAGGTTTATTGTAAGCATGGTGGGGAAATTGTAAAATTTAAATTAAAAAATTAATTTTTAATGATGCTTTTAGTCATTAAAACTTAACAAACGAAAGGTGTGGGACGCTCGAACCATAAAGACCGATTACACTTTTAAATATTAATTTTTTTAATGGAGTATAACTCCATTAAAAAATAAACTAAGAAATTAATACTTGTATTTACCATACTTGTCAAACTTGCATGGTGCACCAATCCTCTCTCTCTCTCTCTTCTCCTGTTCAAGCTTTAACTTTTGGTTTTGAATTTTCTCGTTGGCATAATCCAACAAATCTTCAATCGAGTCACAGTAAGAACTGGGTACGGTCATACCTTGAATAGCCTTGGCTTTATCAGGGTACCTTTCTCTAAACTTTGACTGTATGACAAATCTGTCGATACATTTTTGGGCTGTTGGGTTCATTTTACCATCAACGCTACTGCATTTAAACATGGTTATCTGTTTAATAAATTTATTATCTATAGAGAAGACAATCAATTTTCTGTAAATCCAGGTAAAAATATTCTAGTAATGGTTCTAGGAACCATTAGCGCGATTTTTTTCGGATTTCGGAGAAAAAAAAACTGAAATTTTTTCTCTAATAAATCACAGAAGAAAAACATTGTAATGTCACTTTTTAAAGACGAATTTGCCGAGAAATCGGTCAGGAAATATATTAGCGAAGGATTGTGGTTAGATTGCGGTCTTTCCGACGATTACAACTACGCTGACTACTATACCGAAGGTGGTTATGGTACTATCTACCTTGTAATTGATAAAAAAACAGGAGAGGAGTTAATACTTAAAAGATCTTTAAAAAAGGATTTCGTTGAAGGAAGGTTGGAAGAACCTCTAAGCCTAAATTTGAGTACCGAAAATATGAAAGGGTTAATAATTGACCCTAATTTACGAATTAGTAAGGAAGCTGAGTTTATGGTTAAAGTATATGATAAACTTGGAGGATTAAAATTACATGCATATTATGACGATGATGACCATTATATCTTGATCATGGACAATGGTGGAAGATCACTTGAAGAAGTAACAACTTCCCATAAAAAAAAAATTACGGATTTGGTTCGATACGAAGCACACAAGACAAACTTCTTCTATCAAACCTACTTGAACCAAATTAAAAAATACATGATTAAAGTCTGTCATAAAATTAAGGATATACACGAGCTTGGGATACACCATAACGATTTGAAACCAGAAAACATTTTATTGGATGAGGAGAAAATAACCATTATTGATTTTGGGGTTGCCAAACAAATCGATTCAAAGGTTGATTTTACCTCTTTCAAAGGAACACTTGAATATATCCCGTACGAATACGTTGAGAATGGTTCTTATAAAGCTTGGGATCACACCGTTTGGTGTTTTGGTATAATGCTCCATTTTTTGACTCTTATGAGGTTTCCGTTTTTAAAGGAGGAAGACGTCATTGAATACAACTTGAATAATAAAAATATAGAAAAGCTCCCCCAAAGCTTTTCGAACCTTATCTACGATTGTCTTCAAAAAGATCCTTCCCAGAGACCACGAAATCTTTTGGAACGCTTGGAAAATTTAGAAATTTAGCGTTAGGTGTGGTTACCATTAAAAGTGATATAATAAATGATTTCCTATTCAGCATTGACAAGTTATGGTAAAGCGACTCTACCATCGGTAGAAGTTTGGAACGGAAACTTTGATATAGTCAAAGATCCACCATCAGGCATCCATACACGTCGTATTATTAAAGTGGGTGAAAACAACGATCTTTTGGACTGGAATGACGACTCTGGCAGTCGAATCAATGAAATGATTAATGTGTACGCAAGAGGCAACAATCCAATGGTCACAGTCCAATACTCTAATCATGGTAACACGGGCAGCGGTTTGATGGGTATAGACGGTGGGAGTTCTGGCAGTACTATGAATGGACTGTTTACGTCGGGTGGTGGTGGCAAACTACCATATAGAATTATGGACAATGGTGCTTTCAGACCACCTATTTTGCGTCAAGAAGATTTGTTGCCGTTGTCACGACTACCAAGAACGTGTACAAGCGTAACAAGTAAAAGGTGTAGGGTGGACCAAACCAAAAGAATTACCCCCGACACAGTGGAGTATTTTAAGCAAATTCATCGTAATCCGATGAAGGTGTCGGCTCAATCACAAAGGTCGTTTAAAAAAGAAGGTCCTCAGGAACCACCAAGTAACATTAATTTATACTTGAATGGTCGTAGCCTATCGATCAATGCTACTTCAAATGTTAAAAAATTAAAGGATGGTGGAGACCATAACATTCCAACATTAGATAATTCTCTTTTAACATCAAACGTGGATCACATTAACCAAAAAAGAATCAGCCAACAAAAGTACTTGAATACCTCCATTGAGTTGTCAAAGAATGTTCCGAACTACCAGGCTCAAACAACTTCTAATTTGAACATTAAACCAAATACTAATGTTTACGAATTAGGAGGCCAAACCGTAGCTTTAACCAACAATCGTCCAGCTCGAAACCACTCTTATCTTTCAGCAACCAGTGGTGGGACTATGGTCAAATTAAACCAAGAAAAAATGATTTCAGGTGTCACTTTAAAAAGTCGCGGTATCCATTAAATTCTTTTAATGTTTTTAAAACATTAAAAGATAGTTTTGACCTTGCACAAAAATGAAATTTCTTCAAAATAAAGATATAATGGAAACTATTGACTTTAAAGCTGAAAATACTAACAAGATTTGCTTACTACAAGCATTAAAAATTATAAAGAAGAGTCCGTGAACAATGGACGATTCTTTAAGTTGTCTGTGACACCAAGTCACACTTTATCCAATTTCAGTTTAAAGTAACATTCAATTCGGTATCCAAAGATATTATAATAAATAATCTGTGCAAGATGGCAGCTAAGAGTAAAAAAATTTTACTTCAAAATCTAAATATACTAGTCTTGGATGGCCTTTTATCTATCAAAGAAAACTCTGAAGAAGTATCTGTTGTAGAAGTCAGAAAACAGTGGGAGTCGCCAGACTTTCAACGTAAGATTGCTTCCGAGGTCTTTGGTATAAAGAGCAAGAATTTAACGCCAGGACCCAAGCGCAACAAGTCGGCTTACATGTTTTTCTGTCAAGATATGAGACAAAAAATTGTATTGGATAATCCTGATTGTAAACCACATCAAATCATGTCTCTTTTGGGATGTAAGTGGAGAGAATTGACCACAAAACAGAAAAGCAAGTACTACGAACAGGCGGCCGAAGACAAGGAAAGATACCTTGATATGAAAGAGTTGGAAAAAAGGAGAAACAAGACCCCAAGTAAGTTATCTTCTTACTTTCTGTTTTGTGAAGATGAACGACCATTAGTTAAGAAAGAATTCCCAAGCTTATCCACCAAGAAAGTCACAGCAGAGTGTGGCAAGAGGTGGAACGAACTAAAGGTAAACGATCCCGAACGCTACCAAAAATATGTTGAAAAGGCTTTGAAATAGGTTAAAATTTAATGGTTTATTGAACCATTAAATTTAAATGTTTAAAAATTTTATAAAAAACGCATATACTACCCTATCCCAATTGGTTAAATTTCAATTTAATGGTCTTTTAAACCATTAAATTGAAATAGTGGATTAATCCACTATTTCAAATTTTAAGGTCTATTAAACCATTAAAAATCCACTAGTGAAAATGTTTTGAAAAATTTAGGATTTTTGAACTAGTTTTATTTCGGGCCTCTGTTGTAGTAACGGAAACAGTACTTATCTTTCGTCGTTGTAATAGTTTTCCATTTTATATCCATTACCATAAATTTTTTTCATTTTTCCAAAAATTTGAAAAAACACATACCCAATTGGTTAAATTTCAATTTAACGGTCTCTTAAACCATTAAAAATCCACTAATGGAAATAAATGTAAAAAAAGAAATAATAAATGAGTCGATTTAAATTATACGATCCTGTGGCTCAACTAATTGCTACAGAGGGAGATGGTGGTGGTTTACCTTTAACAGGTGGAACTTTAACGGGTGATCTGACTATACAACCACCATCTAAGGTTGTTCAATGCCAACCACCCGTAGGTTCTTGCGACCTAGCAAATAAAGCATACGTTGACGCTCAGATTGGAGGTGTAACACCAGACGCAACAACTTTAGTCAAGGGTAAGGTTCAGCTAGCCGGAGATTTAGGAGGTGTTGGAACTTCGGCTTCAGCCCCCATTATCTCGAGTGGAGCTGTCACCAACGCTAAACTGGCAAATCTGAGCAGTACAAGTCAACTTAAGGGTTCTTCTTCTCTATCTTCTAACACAACAGACATCTCTCTAGGGCCAGGATTAACCATGTTAAATACGAATATAAGTGTTGATTCCAACACCTTACCAGTCGTACCAGTATCTAATGGTGGGACTGGAACCTCATCTTTAACTGGTTATTTAAAGGGTAATGGAACCTCTCCAATTACAGGATCGGCCAGTGTTCCAACAACTGATATAAGTGGTCAGTTTGTAGGTTCTGTTAATGGTGTATCTCCCGTTCCAACTAATGGTGGAAATGTAACCTTATTGTTTGGAAATGTTACCACCGGTACAATAGTATCCAGACCAGTTACTCCCGGTCCAAATGGAGACATTTATGTTGTAAGTGGTGATCCAACACCTTTAAATAATGGTCGAACATATATTTCAGATGGTGTAAACTGGCAAGAAATTACCAACAATGTAGCATCCACAGATACCCGCTATGTACTAAAGGCGGGAGATACCATGAGCGGTGAACTTTTTCAACCTCTGGCTCCTTCTACAGGTAACGCACTAACAAATAAGGCCTACGTGGATAGTTTAGTTGCTGGTGGAATACCAGACGCGACAACTTTGGTCAAAGGAAAGGTTCAGCTAGCCGGAGATTTAGGAGGTGTTGGAACTTCGGCTTCAGCCCCCATTATCTCGAGTGGAGCTGTCACCAACGCCAAATTGGCCAATCTAAGCGGCGCTAGTCACATCAAGGGTTCAAGCTCGAGTTCATCTGCCGCGACAGATTTAAGTTTAGGGTCGGGTCTGTCCA